AAGTTATTGAAGGAAGACTGGATCTCTGTTTGGCGAAAAAGAAATAGGACTACTCAAAAGTATCATATATATAAAGTATCATTTAAAGGCAAGCAACTTATAAATAGAATTTATAGAATAATGCTAGGTCAGGATGATATACCTACGAGTAGTAGAAATAGAATAATGAAAGGAAACACTTACACTGATAAAGTATTAAGTGTTTCTATAAAAAACGTCAATAAAGATGAAACAAGATGAAAACTTATTGGGCCAACCAATATTCCAAAATCCGGGAGCGCCTGTACCTTCAAATGAAATGGGGAATGCTAAACCTGTATTTAATCCAAATCAAGCTGCAAACGCTCAGTATGTATTTGGAACACCAGATCAAAGAGCTAAAAGCATGCCTCAAAGAGAAATAACACCTTTATATTTTGAAGATCAAAATGGAGACGGTGAAATTACTAGGGCCGATGTTATAAAAGCTAGAGTTGAAGGATATAAAAAATAAAATTATAAATAAAAAGATATGAAAGACTACAAAAACAAAGCATCAGTAGGTCAGAACGCTATATGGGATGGACCATTAGATTTAGATGCGTTGCCAAAAGGTAAAGGATCTAGTTCAGGTAAATACGGAATGGAAATTTCTAAAGCACATTGCGGCTGCAGCTCTATGAAAGGGCCTATTACGCAACGAGCTAAAGCAATGTAATATGACACTTGGAGATTTCAAACTGTATACAATAAATACATTTGCACTAGGGGTAACTACGTTCACTAAGATAGAAATGGGGTTAAAAATACTATTATTAATAGTAACTATAGGCTATACTATGTCTAAATGGTTCAAGCTTAAAAAAGGTAAATAATTATGGCTTATATTCAAAAAGAATCTCCATTTTTAAAGAAAGGAGATGCACCGTCGCGTAAAAAATCAGAAGGTAATTATGCTGAAGTAAAAAAAGGTGGAGGAACAGGCTCTAAGGCTGGTGGCGGAATGACTAGTAAAGGAGTTAAAAAATACAGAAGAGACAATCCCGGTAGTAAATTGCAAACAGCTGTAACAACACCACCTTCTAAATTAAAGAAAGGAAGTAAAGCTGCTAAAAGAAGAAAATCATTCTGTGCTAGATCAAAAGGTTGGACCTCAGAAAGAGGTAGAGCTGCTAGAAGAAAATGGAATTGTTAATAATAAATATATATAAAAATGAAAAATTACAACAAGCAAGAAAAGAAAAACTTAATTAAAGACAATCCTATTGCAGACAAAGGATCTGCTATTAAAAACCTTAACAAAGGATATGGATCTGAATTAGGCAAATCTCCGTTAGCAATGAAAGGTTCTTGGATGTCTAAACATTGCAAAAAGTAAGTTAATGGCTTTTAAATTACAAAATCCTCCATACGCTATAGATAACACACCTATTTATAGCGTAGATATGGAAGACGGCGTTTTAGGAAAAGCTAATAATAATGGTACTATTGTTATAAACAATAACCTGTCACCTGCTAAATTAAACAGTGTTGTAAAACACGAAAAGGTACATATAGATCAAATGAAGCGTGGTGATTTAGATTACGACGATAATAATGTGTATTGGAAAGGTGAAAAATACTCAAGGGCTCAAATGAAAGAAGGAGCTAAAAACCTACCTTGGGAAGCTGAGGCATATAGAAAAGCAAAATAACAATGGCGTTTAAAATAAAAAAATTTATATCTCCTCTTCACATAGAAGAAGATCCTAAAAAACCAGCTGAAAAAAAACCAAAAGCAGCAAAAGACGTTAAAGGATTTGATGAGCAGTTTGAAACTGTTAAAGCAAAATACCCAAAATCAATGGTGACAAGAGTAAAAAACAAATTAGGTTCTTACTCTGTAAGAAAAGGATCTGGTTCATTTACATACACTCCAGGAAAACCAGTTGACTAATGAAAAAGATACTAGAATTTTTCAGTACTAAAGTTTTTAAACAAGTAGGCGATGTGGTTGATAACTTGTTCACCAGCGAAGAAGAAAGACTTAATGCTAGAAATCAAATATTTAAAGTATTACAAGATGCTCAATTAGAGCTTCAGAAAATGCAAACCGAGATAATTGTAGCAGAAGCTAAAGGTAATTGGCTGCAGAGAAGCTGGAGACCAATACTTATGCTTTCGTTTGGTTTTATAATTATATATACTAAATTTATATCACAGTTATCTACAAGACTAGTAACACCTGTTTTAGAGCCTGAATTTTGGCAATTACTAGAAATAGGTATTGGAGGTTATGTAATTGGTAGAAGTGGTGAAAAAATAGTAGATAAGCTAGGACCTTTATTTAAAAAGTAAAAAGATTAAAAACAAGTAATAATAGTAATAACAGTAACCAATTAAATTAAATAAAATGGGAAAATTAACAGATGAACAATTAAAGTCTATTAAAGACGCAACAGGAAAAATGAACTCTATACTTACGGAAGTAGGATTTTTAGAGGCAAGAAAAGCAGAATACCTATCAGCGCATTTTGAAGCTGTAAAAGAATTAGATGGTATCAAAGCTGAAATTAGAGAAGAGTACGGAGATATTACCGTAAACTTAGCTGATGGAACTTATGAAGAAGCTAAACAAGAAGAGGAAGCAAAAACTCTTGAGGTAGCTGAGTAATGAGTTCTGTTGTAAGAAAAATAAGTATAGGTTCTGACTATAAGAATGACGCTATGCACTACTCAGTAGGGCAAAACGTTTACGGAGGACATACTATAGATTGCATATTACATGACACACAATCTAATTCTTACAGTATTTACATAAAGAAAGGAAACGAGGTTATGCCATGGAAGAAGTTTAATTCTAACATGGCAATATCCGTTGAGTATGATTTAGAATATTAAATGAGAAGTCTATACGATTTTATCGTTAAACCAATTGGCGATAGATACGATAACAAAATAAAGCTAGGCGACGTTACATTAATACTAAACACTAAAATTGAAGACTTTAAGTCTGTAAACAATTTAGCTATAGTGGTTGAAACACCAAAAGCTTTTAAAACAAGTATAAAGAAAGGAGACATCATAATAATACATCATAATGTATTTAGAGTTTTTTATGATATCCGAGGTAATAAGAAAAGAAGTAGATCTCATTTTAAAGATGATTTACACTTTTGTTCAGCGGATCAAATATATTTGTATAAAAATACAGAGGATTGGAAATCATTTGGAGACAGGTGTTTTGTAATGCCTTTAAAAAACAAAGACACTTTAAGATCACAAAAAGAGCAAGAGCTTATTGGTATATTAAAAATAGGTAATAGTTCTTTAAAAGCGCTTAATATTAACCCAGGAGACACAGTAGGCTTTACGCCTGGAAGCGAATGGGACTTTATAATAGATGATCAGAGAGTTTATTGTATGAAATCTAATGATATTGTTATAAAGTATGAACACAAAAGAAACCAAGAAGAATATAATCCTAGCTGGGCAAAAAGCAGTTAAGGAGTTAATTAAAGTGGCAGAAGAAAAGATCGTTGACTCAGAAGATGATTTATCAGCTGACAGACTTAAAAATGCTGCCGCAACAAAAAAATTAGCTATATTCGATGCTTTTGAAATACTTGCTAGAATAGAAGAGGAGGATGAAAGATTAAATGAAAACCCAAAAGAAGCTAAAGAAGAAAAAGCTTTTAGAGGTTTTGCAGAAGGAAGATCTAGATAATGTACGAACAAACCTTAGTAGCAATATTAAAAGACTATATTAAACCTAAGATATTAAAAAGGTTAAACAGATATAAGAAGTGGGAGTACGGTTATAACGAAGAACACGACGTAGTTGTAATCAGTAAGACCGGCCAGATAGGAGAGGTTTACGAGATACAAGGAGTAAAAATAGCATTACCAAAAGAAAATGATGTTATTAAATTTGAAGGAGACAAGTGGAAACACATAGAATACCCAAAAGAGCTTTCAAAGATAAAATCGGTATTTGATTGGGACGAATACCCTTCACAATTTAAAGAAAAATGGTATGACTATATTGATACAGAATTTAAAAGGCGTGAAGAAGGTTTTTGGTTTTACAATAAAGACAAGCCTTCTTATATTACTGGCACTCACTACATGTACTTGCAGTGGTCCAAAATTGATGTTGGGGCAGCAGACTTTAGGGAATCAAACAGATTATTCTTTATATTCTGGGAAGCTTGTAAAGCAGATGTACGGTGTTACGGAATGTGTTATCTTAAAAACCGACGGTCAGGTTTCTCTTTCATGGCATCAGGCGAGACGGTTAATCAGGCAACAATATCCACAGATTCAAGATTTGGCATTTTATCAAAGTCCGGGCCAGACGCCAAAAAGATGTTTACTGATAAGGTCGTACCCATCTCAGTTAATTACCCCTTTTTCTTCAAACCCATCCAGGACGGTATGGACAGGCCGAAGACAGAACTCGCGTACAGGGTACCAGCGTCCAAATTTACCAGAAAAAAGCTTGACACCAATGAGAAGCTACAGGAAATCACCGGTCTCGATACAACGATCGACTGGAAGAACACCGGGGACAACTCGTACGACGGTGAAAAATTAAAACTATTAGTCCACGATGAAAGTGGTAAATGGGAAAGACCTACAAATATATTAAATAACTGGAGAGTTACAAAAACTTGTTTAAGGTTAGGTTCAAAAATTATAGGTAAGTGTATGATGGGTAGTACATCAAATGCTTTAGACAAAGGTGGTGAGAACTTTAAAAAACTATACTATGACTCCGACGCAACAAAAAGAAATGCAAATGGACAGACTCGTTCGGGACTCTATAGCTTGTTCATTCCTATGGAATGGAACTACGAAGGCTACATTGATTCTTATGGATTTCCTGTATTTGAAACGCCAAAAAAACCAGCTGAAGGACCTGATGGATCGCCTATAAAGCAAGGTGTAATTGAATACTGGACAAATGAAGTTGAAGGATTAAAAGGAGATCAAGATGGTTTAAATGAATACTATCGTCAATTTCCGAGAACAGAACAACACGCTTTTAGAGATGAAGCAAAACAATCTTTGTTTAATTTAACGAAGATATATGAACAAATAGATTATAATGAAGACCTTAGAAATACATCGATAATAACCACTGGAAGTTTTATGTGGGAAAACGGTATAAAAGATACTAAGGTAATATTTGTACCAAATAAAAACGGTAGGTTCAACGTTAGTTGGGTACCACCTGTGCAAATGCAAAATAGAGTTATAACAAAAGGTAATACAAAATATCCAGGTAACGAACACTGTGGCGCTTTTGGCTGTGACAGTTATGATATATCAGGTACGGTTGATAAAAGAGGTTCTAACGGAGCTTTACACGGTTTAACTAAGTTTAGTATGGAGGATGTTCCACCTAACAGATTCTTTTTAGAATATATAGCTAGACCACAAACTGCTGAGATATTTTTTGAAGATGTATTAATGGCTTGCATATTTTATGGTATGCCAATACTTGCTGAAAATAACAAACCTAGATTACTGTATCATTTCAAAAGAAGAGGCTATAGAGGCTTTTCAATGAATAGACCCGACAAAAGATTAAACAAATTATCTGTAACTGAAAGAGAGATAGGCGGTATACCAAACTCCAGTGAAGATATAAAGCAAGCACACGCTGCGGCTATAGAATCATATATAGAAACTTGTGTTGGACGAACAGAAGCTGGTTATGGAGATATGTACTTTCAAAGAACATTAGAAGACTGGGGTAAATTCAATATAAACAATAGAACAAAGCATGATGCTTCTATAAGTTCTGGTTTAGCAATAATGGCTTGTAACAAAAACCTATATTCACCAGTTAGTCCAGTGCAAAAAAAGGTTTACGATTTAGGAATTAAAAGATATGACAATAGAGGTTCTACGTCTAAAATATTAAGATAAATGAAAATACAAACAAATACCGATAGTTCTTTCCCTAACCAGGTTGTTAGCGACGAAGTAAAAGCTAGTTACGATTACGGCTTGCAAGTCTCTAGAGCTATTGAACAAGAGTGGTTCAATCAAGGAAGAGGTAATGGTAATAGATACTTAAATAATTGGAATAGCTTTCACTCATTACGGTTATACGCAAGAGGAGAGCAATCAATACAAAAGTACAAAGATGAACTATCTATAAACGGTGATTTATCTTATCTTAATTTAGATTGGAAACCAATACCGGTTATATCAAAGTTTGTTGATATTGTTGTAAACGGAATGTCAAACAAATCATATGATATAAATGCTTTTGCTCAAGATCCATTTTCTGTAAAAAGCAGAACTGATTACGCAGCAGCTGTTGAAAAAGATATGAATACCAAAAAAGCTTTGTTAAACATAAAACAAAACTTAGGTATGGATTTCTCAACAACAGGAGATTTAGAAAGCTTACCTGAAAACAGAGAAGAATTAGATATACATTTACAGATGACTCCTAAGCAAAACGTAGAGATTGCGGAAGAGGAAGTTATAAATAATGTATTGGCTTTTAATAAGTACGAGCAAACCAAAAAACGTGTAGCTCACGATTTAACCACTATAGGTATTGGGGCTGTTAAAACATCATTTAACAAAGCCGAAGGTATAGTTACTGATTATGTTGATCCAGCTAATATGATTTATTCATATACAGAAGATCCAAACTTTGAAGATATATATTATGTAGGTGAAGTAAAATCTATATCATTAGCGGAACTTAAAAAACAATTCCCGTCATTATCAGCTTCAGAATTAGAGAAGATACAAGATATGCCAGGTAACTCACAGTATGTAACAAACTGGGGTAACTACGACGCTAATACCATACAAGTTTTATATTTTGAATACAAAACATATTCAGATCAAGTATTTAAAATAAAGAAAACAGATCAAGGATTAGAAAAGACGTTAGAAAAACCTGACACATTTAATCCTCCAGCTAATGATAACTTTGAAAGAATATCTAGAACAATAGAGGTATTATACACTG